ACAACGGCGCCACCGTCAATCATCTCGTCTTCGACTACGCGAGTGTGGATCGGACGCGAGCATGGAAGGTGTTGCGTGCCTACGTTTGGCCAGTCGAAGCGCGGGGAGTGATCCACGCGGCCGATGGGTTCCTCCTTCTGCAAGCGGCACTCGGAACGGATCAGGGAAAATTCAACCACGACGAACTCAGCGATCCAACTGAGAACCGACTGTTCGCATGGGCTCAGCAGAACTACAACCACAGGGACGCGCCGACCGACTTCATCACGCCAAACGGGTTCCCTCTGAATCAGGCTCGGTTCCTCGTGGATCCAGACACCCTCATCACGAAGGAAATGTACATCTCAGTAGGCACCACAACCGACCGCGACGAGAGCAAGGCGCGGGAGTGGGGCTACATGGTGATCCTTGAGGAACAGAAGGTCTCGGCGAGCGAGTCCCTGTTCCAGCAAATCAAGGGCATGGGACAGGACTTGCTCACGTGACCTACCTCGTCATCTTCGGTGACAGCGATCCCCTCCGAGTGGCGAACAAGGATGACGTGATTGCGACCCTCGTTCTGGAACTCTCCATCCTCAGAGAGCAGAGAGTCTGCGTGAGGTGGCCCGACGGGTGGATGGAATGCCGAGGATGACCGAAAGTCGTCGTCGCTAGGGTGGGGTAAAATGGCTGTTTTTCGGATTCTTGAAATCTAAAACGGCTGGAATCGCACTTTTTGTCTTGACCAGGGACTAACCTGGACGCCGAATTCCGGAAATCTGTCCTGCGGAAGTCCCCCCCACCGACCAATCCCTTCGCCGAAGGCGTCCCGGTGGCCTGCGGAACGCGGGACAGTGCAGCCTAGCCCATCCCGGCGGCTGAGGGGCCACACCGCCCCGGCACTGAACAAGAGGTGATTGGTCCATAGAAGTACCTCGTGGTTGTGCAGGCCGCGCACTAGATACAGGGAGGCTGTTCTGCCGCGTTTGCATGACCGATGACTACCCACGCACCCGACAAGACTGGACCGCCCTAGAACGCCGCTTAGAGACCCTAGAATTGACGCTAGGGGAACTCGTAGCGATCCACCGCAGAATAGAGGCTCACCTCGCAGCCTCCATCCTGTTCAAGCCGCGCTTCTAGACGCGCTGGACTAGAAACGAAGGGGATGGGGTCTGCGAAGACCCTGCCTCGCAGTACCCCGATTCCAGTGGAAGCCATTTTCGGAATGGGGTGTCTGCGGTGTTGCCTGGCTCACTTAGTGCAGTTTCGACACCATTAACAGCGAGGTGCTCGCGGGGTCGAGTATGGCCAAGTCGGACTCGTTCTTCATTCGTCACACAACCAACATCGGAAACACTGCAACCTTCGCGCAGGAGCCAATCGACCTCGGCGCGTATGTCGACGCTCTGGGCAAGTCCGTACTTCGGATCCACAACATCGCCGTGACCATGAGCGACTCCACAGGGACGACCTCAGAAGTGACCGCGACTGGATCGGCCCCGTTCAACGGAGCCGCCGCCCAATTCCAACTCACGACCCAAACTCAGGTCGACACCGTACTGCCGTCCAACAAGTCGGTCATCTCGTCCGGCCGCGTCGTCGCTGTCGGCGATGGTGGAGTACCCAGTGGAGTCTGGGAAGCCTTCGACAATCTGCCTCAACTCTGGACCAATGGGTACCTCGTCGCGGTGGACACGATCTATCTAGGCGGGGAAGCCTCAGGGAACTTCGATGGAGCCGTCTATTGCTCCGTCACTATGGAGTGCACTGTGGAGACCATGAGCCAGGCATCAGCGATGGCCCTTGCATTGTCCCAGCAGTGATTCTCATGGCCATCCTCGCGCGACCAGTAGCGACTCGGCTAGGTCCAGCGATCCCTGCGGGGTTCGGTACTGTGATGAAGTGGGTCATGGACAACTCCGACGGCGTGAATTGCCCGTGGTGTGGACAGGCTCACGGACAAAAGGACGCGGGTCGAGGAGGTAGGACAGCCTCCCAGCGTGCACTTCTGCGGTCGGCTCATGCAGCTGCGGGAGCACCGAAGCGCAAGCGCAAGGTTTCGGCATATCAAAAGCGCTTCGGAGTCGAACTCAAGAGGCTGAAAAAGAAGCATCCACGCACTCCAGTGACTCGCTTGATGAAGCGAGCCCACACCGCGACCAAGAAAGCCCGGAGGCGCTCCTGATGGGACGCATATTTTCACTCCGAGGGAAACTCTCGGCGACCGACAACGGCGCCACCGTCAATCATCTCGTCTTCGACTACGCGAGTGTGGATCGGACGCGAGCATGGAAGGTGTTGCGTGCCTACGTTTGGCC